AAGTGTTCTGGCAAAGCTTCCTTTGTCTTATCAATGATAAGATTAAGTGGAAGTCTTCCGTTATAATCAAATCTATTTGACATTACAGCGTTACTCTAATCTCTTGATAATCAATTTGTGCGGATGCGAATGATTTTTCAGTATCAAGTGTAAGAATATAGTTTCTTAACGGTCTTATCGTACTTTGATTAGCGGGAACTGCAGATATTTTAATATATGACGCTGCCCCGATGATAGATGTTGGCGCTAAGCTTACAATATTAACCGATCCACTTACCGGGTTATATGTTCCAATATTCGTAACCACTATTTCACCCTCTGCCGTGGCAACTTCAAGAATGTTTGAGCCCAATCTATTTCTGATTGTGCATGTCTTACCATTTGTGTTAAATAGAGTTGATGTTATAGTGTGTGTTGTTGTCAATGGCGCTGCAAGTGCAACAGGATATTGAAGAGAATATGCAAGATTTTGTGACAAAGTTGGAGTTATTCTTTGCTGAACTTTAACATTCATTCGAGAGTTAAGAATAGCTTCGCTTATGTCATCAACATCTGCTAAAATCTGTGAACGTCTAAATGTCGTATTAAACTTATTAAGATTTTTCGTGAAATAATCTCTAATAAGCGTTTGCACAGTACCTTCAGTTGTACCTGCAGTAACGTTTGTTAGTGACGGATCAAAGTTAAAAAATGTTTCTATTTCAATATAAGTTGTTATGGCATCCGAAAACTTAGTATCAATAGACATAATTGAAAGGTTGTCTGATAGATTCGATACGATTCCATCCTTCACAACCTGCTTTACCGCTTCTGTCGTATTCTCAATAAACTTCAAAGACACATATACATTACCGAAATCTGCTGGAACATTATCTTCTCCGCCCCATGCAGTAACATCATTAAGAAAACTTCCGAAATTTCTTATAATAAGGGCAATATAATCATTTGCAGTTACAAGTCTATTTTGTGATGCATATGAAATCGGTGCGTTCGATTTAATAGATTTAATTGATTCTTTATCAGAACCACCAGCAGCCCTTGAAAGTGTAGTGACTGCAATAGCATAATCTGTGTCATCGACTGTTATTTCACTTTGAGAAATAAAATCTCTGGCGCCATTTGCTGCAACATTACTTGTCGAAAGATATGTTACTCGGATAACTTCACCTGGTTGCGGTGTTTTACCTGTCGTAATACCGTCACCGAATGTGATTTCATAGCTTCCATTCGGGGCTTCTCTTAGTGTATAATATCGCGTATCCGCGGTTACGTTCTGGGCGGATGCCAAAGGAAGATACGTTTCAAAAAGTTCTGCATTTCTAGACGCATAAACTTGAACCGATGCAGTTGATGTATCGATAGTATCGTCTGGAATAATATAAACAGGCGTTGATATTGAATCTGCGATAAACGTTTTAGTTCTAAATGTACCTTCATAGATATAAATCGTGGGAGATCCACTAGAAGTTAAAAATTGATAAAAGCCAGATCCATTGTCAACCGCAATATGATCTTCGATTGTTTGGAAAATATATGATACATCTTCAACAGTCGAAGTAAATTGTGAACCGGCCGGCAATGTTAATGTTCCTGGTCTGCTCGGATTTGTGATACTTACTGATAAACCTACCGTTGCATATGCTGCAGTTTTCGACCTAGGAATATAACCCAGTGATTCTGAAATAGCAAGAACGGAACTTCTCAGTTGGGCTGTAGTAAGAAATGACTCATTTAATGCAAAGTTTGCAATCAAACCATTATAGTGAGTGTTATATGCTAGAACGTCAAGGATATTCGATAGACCAGAAGCCTCAAAGTCGTAGTCAGCAAATTCATCACTGGCAAGAAAGTGTGTTTTTAGTTGCTCTTTGATTCTATTAAAATCAAGGTCTGTTGATTTAATACTAACTGCCATATTATCTTAGCCTTGTAATTGTTGTTTCAAAAGTCACTTCCTCGGACGTATTTATAATTCGGAATACGATCTGGACTCTTGCTGTGTTTCTGTCTGGTTGAACATTGGGCGAAACCGAAATCAGTTTAGCTCTTGGTTCAAAGTTTTCTAATGCAAATGCAACTTGATCAGCGATCAGAACATTACTTTCATCATCAGCTAATTCAAAAAGTAGTGCATTTAAGCCACCACCAAAGTATGGATTAAATGGCTTTTCACCCAAGTCTGTAAGCAACAAGTTTTTAATCGCTTGCTTTACTGCAGCTGCATCATTTTTCTTATATACGTCACCAGATGCTTTTTTAGCAAATGTTAAATCAATATCTGAATATAGTCTATTTCTAGAAGTAACGAGACTTCTAGTTTGTAGATCACCATCCTCTATTGAGAAATATTTTCTAGCCATGTTACTTCCTAACCTTTGAAGTATTTATATAGTTTTAAGATGGGTATCTCTTAATAAAGTTTAGGTTTTCAAATGGAACTTCGCCGCCATCAGCTTTAAAGCTAGGAATCGTGAACGGGAACCAGAACTTATCAGTGTCCTGCCACACATAGATGAAGATCTCGCCGTTATCTTCATTGGTTCTTGTGATAACATAATCGCCTTCCTTGGCTGGTAGGTTGAATGGCCTTTTGAATTTACCTTTGTAATCAACCCTAGAATCACCAGTATTAAATGTGTGAATTGGGCCCTGCTCGGTCTGATCTTCTGGGTGAATAAACGGATATGCATTGCCTGCTTCTTCATCAGGTTCTTGACCGTCATCACTTTCGTTTTCTCCAGTTTCCTCAACTGATTCTTCTGCCGATGGCTCATTTTTAGGTTCAGTTGCAAGCATCATAATCTCTTTACCTTGAACCTTACCATTAAATACTGTTTCAACAGTCATATCATAAGTTGCTTTCCAGTCTTTTGGTATAGAAGGCATAATAAGAACAATCTGAACATTTAAATCGCCAGATGGATCATACGTATCATAGTCAAGAATCATTTTTTCAAACTTGATATTTTTTACAATCCAAGTTGCAAGTTCAAATGTTTTATCAGTATCAACAACACCATCTAGCCCAGTTAGTTCGTATACAACTGCTCGTCCTTTTGTTCTTAAATCAAGAACGCTTCCTGCTGTTAAAACCTCAACGTCATTTTTCATATAGACGCCTTCGACGATTTCAAGGTTATATCCCTTAAACTCTTCTTTATCTTTTCGAATTCTGCTTACAAACTCTGCTTGTGGATATAGATTTCTAAGCATCTGAATTTTTTCATTCAATGTTTTAGAAGGATCAAGCTTTCCTGGATCGCCTTTGCCATATAAGAACTGACTTAATGAAATGCCTGCCGCAAGCAATGTGCTTGAAGTAACATTTAGAACGCCATTTGGATCATATTGTGTGTCTGGAACAATAGCAGTTTGTGTATTAACTGATGCAATGACTCTTGCTTTTGGGTCACTCGAACTTGAAACTGTTGTTCTTGGTGTCACTGTAAGCTGTTTAGGATCACGTGTTTCGATAACTTCGGCCGGAACTGTATCAGAATGTTTAGGGTTCATATTACCAGTAGATACCTGATAATTATTAAACTTCTGATTTGTGTGGTGGCCAGTATCTCTTTTTCTCGCACGAACTTCTTGTGTTGTCAAAGTTTCTCTGGAAACGTATCCAGTATCAGCTGATTTATCAAATGCATTTTTAAGATGATCGCCCTTATCAATTGTAACCTTCTTAATGCCGTATGCGCCCTTTGTCAGATATTCAGTCATAACGGCAGTTGTTGCTTTTGCTGTTTGACCTGTTGTATCAAATGATGCATCAGCGGAATGACCTTGCGAAGTGAATGAAGATGAGCCAGCAGATGTTTGGGCAGTTCCCTCAAGATCTCCTACGAAATATCCACTCAACGTAACAGCATTCACTGATTGTGTACCAGTAACTGTTTTCGTATTAACAGTTTCCCCAGCCCATAAGCTGTGCCCAACATATGAGTTATAACTATGCATAATAACATTTTCACCGCCGATGTTACCTGAGGAGCCAAACACTGAAATGCTTTCTGCAGCGATATTAATGTCGGGAGCAGATTGAACAATCTGTGCTTCAGATGTAGTTGCAATTGCGCCCTTTGCTGCAACAGTAGCACTACCACCAGCTGCTAGTTTGTAATCTACCTTTGCAAACTGCGTAATACTTCCCATTGTAGTATTTGTATAGCTTCCAGTATATGTGTCTTGTCTGCTACCAACAATTGATGTGTATTTGCTTCCGTAATACAAGTCTCTTGACGGACCTTTGATTGTTTTTGTTTCGTCTTTTGCTTGGACGTTATACGAACCACCAACGTTCACATTAAAATCACCGCCGACATTCAACGTGAGATTACCAGAGTAATTAAGTTGCCCATCACCAGTGATAACCATTTTATGGCCACCTGTGACAACTTCTACTAATCCGTCACCTTGTGCAACGACAATGATGCTACCGTCTGGACGCATATCAACGCCAGAACCATCAGCATGTTTAATTAGAATTCTAGGAGTTGTTGTGCTGTCATTATATTCAATGACGTGACCACTCTCAGTTTCAATAACCTGGTTAAGCGGATATTCAGATTGAATACCGCCACGATATTTGCTTAAGTCTACTCCTGCAACAGTTCCTGGAATATTTAACTCATTTATAGAAACACTTTGCTTTGCAGAGTGATTTAAAGATGATGCATTTTCATAGGACTCTTTAGGATATTTAGCAGCTAAATTTCCTGAACCGGCATTACGGGGATCTAAATTATCAATTCTATTGCTCATGTGTTGTCTCTATATCTCATTACATCTTTTAGCCACTGCGCTGCTCTATCTGTTCCGCCTTTTTTGGCGTCAGCCCATCTTCTGGAAGAGCTTGTTCCCGGATTTCTTCCCCACGCCATATCAACGTGTAGATTTCCCCCCATATATGTAGGACCAGCGCCCATTCCAGTAATACCTTGGCTTGCCAAATATCTAGCAAAGTTTAAAACGTCCGGTGGGGGATTATTAACCCCAAAGTTTACTCTGTTGCCGTTTGCATCAAAAACTCGTAAATCTGCAGCCCAACCATAATTATGTCTAACAGAACCTGTTCCCTGTCCAGGCAACTGTCCACCACTTGTAATAACCATCGTAAATCCAGTTGCTCTATGAGCACCTTCGAGTATTGCCATTAGTTGGGGTTGAATATTTAAAGGCCGTGGATTTCCTGCATTTTTATTACCATATTTAACGCCTCCGCCAGTAGGTAGACCAAGGTCTTTATTAGTTGCGGGTTTTTGTATTACAGGTTGTTTAACGTTACTTTTACCCAATTTGTTTTCAATGAATGTATCAAGATCAAAACCAGGTGCGAGCAGATTGGCTTCTTCCCATCCCTCATAATCAGGATATTCAGCTGCATTAATCATTTTTATTCCAGGATATACGTTATATATCGTTGCGATAAGTCTCTTTGTTGATTCTTTTGTTTGAGGTGTGACGGCATCTTGTGTATATGTTACACCATCGTCGAATGAACCACCAGCAACGATAATATCAATACTATTGGGTGACGTTATGTCAGGATCTGGTCCAGGTTTACCGATAGGAATACCACGTTCGATAGTTCCATCACCCCAAATATAATAGTGCCATTCTGGGTCACGCGGATAACCAAGACCTTCTTTGTAATCTAATCTATCCTTAAGTCTATAATCAGGATTCAGCGTCGCGGCCGTCCAGTAAAATACAACTTTATCAACAGCACGTGAGTTACTTGCGAGTTCAACAGTAAACTCTTCAAGGCTGTTGATTGTTGTTTCCGGCACTGTCGTATTACCCATTGTTGAAATTGGATTTGTAGATACGATTGCGCCGTTAGCCGTTGGCGACGAATTCAACATTGATGCAACGCTGCCAAGAGCATTTTGAAATCCGCCAAGTTTATCTTCGATTTCACTAAAAGTTAATCCTATCGCTTGATCCTTTATTGCGTCAAAAGCACCAGTGAAATCATTATTAGAAAATGCTGTGAGAACGTCTGCAGCTACATTTTTAGAAAATGAATTCGCCGGCAGATTAAATCCTGTTGAAATCTGTGATACTGAGTTATTCATTTTGTGAAGTGTGTCAAGTATAGGCAAACCAGTAATACTACCGAGAACGTTACCAATACCAGATGTAATACCATCAGTAAGTTTTGATAAATCAGCATCGATTTTAAGATTAATTGATCCTGACAAGAAATCGTCAATCTGCGGTAACTCTGCTTTGAGTGCTGGATTAAAATCACTCA